GTGTGAATAAATATATTTATTCACACACGGAGACACGAGAACGAAAGAATGAGGTTGCTGGCCGGTGAGCGGACATGATGGGGAGGACAACATGGAGGTAAAAAACAGAAAGCTTTCCAGCATTACTGCATACGGGAAAAATGCGAAGAAGCATGACAAAACGCAAATCAACAACGTTGCGGAGAGCATCAAGCAGTACGGTTTTGTGCAGCCGATTGTGATTGACCGTGACGGCGTGATTGTAATCGGACACTGTCGCGCTATGGCGGCGAAGAAGCTGGGAATGGAAGAAGTGCCGTGCGTCTGCGTGGATGATCTCACGCCGGAACAGGTGAACGCCCTGCGGCTGGTGGATAACAAAAGCAACGAGAGTGACTGGGACTTTGACCTGCTGGCTGACGAACTGCCTGGTCTCGACCTGTCAGCGTTTGACTTTGACTGGGGCCTGCGCGACGAGCTGGACACATCCGTTGTGGAGGATAACTATGATCCGGTTCTTCCTGCGGAGCCGAAGAGCAGACTTGGCGACGTGTATCAGCTTGGAGACCATCGCCTTATGTGCGGAGATAGCACGTCTTTGACAGACGTACAGAAGCTCGTAGGGGGGCACAAATGGATTTGCTGCTCACCGACCCTCCGTACAATGTGGACTATCAGGGTACCGCCGGGAAGATTAAGAACGACAATATGGAGGATACGGCATTTAGACGGTTCCTGACGGATGCCTTCTCCAATGCGGCGATGGTCATGAAACCAGGTGCGCCATTCTACATTTGGCACGCCGATAGCGAAGGGTATAACTTCCGTGGGGCGTGCAGAGACGCAATGCTCCGAGTAAGGCAGTGCTTGATTTGGGTAAAAAACAGCATGGTCATGGGGCGGCAGGATTACCAATGGAAGCATGAACCTTGTCTCTATGGCGAGAGCGAGATTGAAGAGAACGAGCACGAGCCGTGCTTGTATGGATGGACGGAAGGCCATAAGCATTACTTCTTCAAAAACCGAAGACAGACCACTGTTCTCAATTTTGATAAGCCGGTGAGATCGGCAGAGCATCCAACCATGAAGCCGATTAAGCTATTCGACTACCAGATGCAGTGTTCCAGCAAGCCGGGAGAGAATGTGCTTGACCTGTTTGCTGGTTCTGGCACAACGATCATGGCGGCGGAGCAGAATGGCAGACGCGCTTTCTGCATGGAGTACGATCCGAAGTATGCCGATGTAATTGTTGACCGTTGGGAGAAGTTTACGGGGAAGAAAGCGGTGTTGCTGAATGACGATTGAAGAAGCACGGGCGATTATAGCCAAAACCAGCAGCCCGTATTTGAAGCGGGACATGGAGAAGTTTATCAAACGCCAGCAGAGAAAGGAGGGCGCGTATGGCAAGGCCAAGAAAGGAAATAGATCAGAAGCAGTTCGAGAACCTCTGCGGCCTGCAATGCACGCTTGAGGAAATCTGTGGTTGGTTTGACGTGACTGATAAAACACTGGATAGTTGGTGTAAACGCACCTATCATGCCAGTTTTTCCGAGGTATTTAAGCAAAAGCGAGGAGCGGGGAAAATTTCACTGCGCCGGAGCCAGTGGCAGCTTGCGGCGAAGAACGCGAGCATGGCTATTTGGCTGGGGAAACAATATCTTGGCCAGCGTGACGTTGTCGAGCTGGGTTTGCCGACTGATAACGCGCAGGAGGACGCGTTGAGCGTAAGCCTGCGCGAAATGGCGGAAGGGCTGGAAAGCGATGATTAGTTCAAAGCAGCGGAAAATCATTGCTTTCCCCTATTCCAAGTATGACGCGCTGATCTGCGACGGCGCTGTGCGTTCCGGTAAGACCTCAATCATGATGTGGGCGTTCGTCCGCTGGGCGATGGAGAATTTCAGCGGGCAGCGCTTTGGCGTGTGTGGCCGCACAGTGGATAGCTGCACAAAGAACATTATCGTGCCGTTTACGGCGATGAGCCTTGCGAAGGAGCGATATATCATCCGCTGGCGGCGCGGTGACAAGGTGATGGAAGTGCGGCGCGGAGCCGTGACGAATTACTTTGAAGTGTTCGGCGGTAAGGACGAGGCAAGCTATACACTGATCCAAGGCCGGACGCTGGCGGGTGTGCTGCTGGACGAGGTGGTGCTGATGCCACGATCGTTTGTGGAGCAGGCACTTGCACGTTGCTCTGTGGACGGTGCAAAGCTGTGGTTCTCTTGCAACCCCGGAAGCCCGCACCACTGGTTCTATCAGGAATGGATAAAGCGGCATAGAGAGCGGAACACTCTTTACCTACATTTCGAGATGAAGGATAACCCCGGATTGAGCGAAAGGACGCTTGAGCGCTATGAAAACATGTACGCCGGGATATTCTACGACCGCTATGTTCGAGGACTGTGGGTAGCTGCGGAGGGTATTGTTTACAAGGACTTTGCCAACGACACAGAAAAGTATCTGATTGATGATCCTATAAAATGGGCGGAAGAAAACGATACAAAGTTCTCTGTTATTTCCATTGGCGTCGACTTCGGTGGAACGAAGTCTGCAACGAAATTTCAAGCTACCGGGATCACAAAAGATTTCCGGGTTGTGGCGTTGGAAGAAGAATACATCAAAAACGAAGAGATTGACCCAGATGCGTTAAACCGGCGTTTTGCTACGTTCTGTCAACTGATAACGTCAAAGTATGGTTACAGCCAGACGCGAGCAGATAGCGCGGAAACGGTGCTTATACGAGGTTTAGACCACACGGCGCAAAAACTCCGGCTGGGCACCCAAGTCAAGAACGCGCTGAAAATGCAGATCACGGACAGAATCAGGCTTGTTGTGCTTCTGATGAAGCAAGGCAGGCTCAAGGTTTCGCGGAACTGCCCACATTTGATCGATGCGTTTCAATCAGCAATTTATGACCCGGATAAGTTCGAGGACGAGCGTCTTGACGATGGGACATCCGATATTGATAGCCTCGATGCGTTTGAGTACAGTATAGAGCCTTATTACAAAGACCTGGAACGCGCCGGGCATATGATAGGACGGTGAAAGAGTGAACATACGCAGAGCATTAAAGGAACTGGGCTTCGATACAGTTGGCATTGACTTCTACAAGCTGATCGGCGTGTGGGGAGACTGGTACAAAGGAAATGTCGAGGACTTCCACAGTTACACGGTATGGAATGGCATTGAAGAATTGGAATGTCACAGATATTCCGTAAGCATGGCGAAAAAGGTCTGCGAGGACTGGGCAAACCTTCTGATGAACGAGCGGGTAAACATCACGCTCGAGGGGAAGAAGGAGCAGGAGTTCGTAGACACGATTCTCTCGGAAAACAACTGGGAGGTCAAGGCGAACGAATCGCAGGAGCGAAAAGCAGCGCTTGGCACCGTCGCGTATGTTCCGGTCATTGAGGGAATGTTCATCAATCCGGACACTTCCGAAATTGCTGATTCTGGGCGCATTCGTATCAACTATGTCAGCGCGCCGAACATTTATCCCCTGACATGGGACAATGGAATCATCAGGGAGTGCGCGTTCGCCTCCACAAAAAAGGTGGACGATACAGAGTACACATACATTCAAGTTCACAGGCTGAACGGCGGCGAGTACGACATCGAGAACCATCTGTATGATTCTGATGAAGTCCCGCTGATCAGTGTAAAGGGATTTGAAACAATCCCGCCTGTTGTACACACAGGGAGCGGCAAGCCTCAGTTTGTCATTGACAGGCTGAATATCGCGAACTCCGATGAAAATAACCCGCTTGGTGTGGCGGTGTTTGCATATGCCATCGACCAGCTTAAGAGCGTTGATATTACATATGACAGCTACGTGAATGAGTTTGTTCTTGGCAAAAAGCGCATTGTGGTGCAGCCGGAAGCAACAAAAACCATTGATGGCCGTCCTGTGTTTGACAAGCGTGAAACCGTGTATTATGTGCTGCCGGAAGATCGAGGCGGAGATGGAAGCATCTTGCAGCAGGTCGACATGACGCTTCGAACGGCGGAGTTTAACACCGGTATGCAGGATATGTTGAATATCCTGTCCAGCAAGTGCGGCTTCGGTGAAAATCATTACAAGTTCGATCAGGGAAGTATTGCTACAGCGACGCAGGTTATCAGTGAGAACAGCACCATGTTCCGAACGATCAAGAAGCATGAGATTTTGCTTGAACAGGCAATCACAGAGCTTTGCAGGACGCTACTCCGCATGGGGAACAGGTACATGGAAGCTGGTCTGAATGAGGAAGTACAGATTTCCGTAGACTTTGACGATTCAATCATTGAGGACAAGCAGACGGACTTCCTGCGCGACATGCAGCTTCTCAGCGCAGGCATTATGAACGATTGGGAGTTCCGCATGAAGTGGATGAACGAGGACGAGGCGACCGCAAAGGCGGCGCTACCGAAGATGCAGGACATGACGACCGAAGGGCAAGAGGAGGTAGAGTAATGGGAGACGAAAAAGTTCCTGCGGGAACGACATTTTGGGTAAACGCCGGTGACGCCGCTGCGCCAGAATGGAGAGTATTCGGAACAACAGCTGACGATGCTGACGATAAAGAATCAAACGGAACATGAGCCATTACCCATTTACGCCTGCCTTGCTCGACGCACTCCCCGAAGAACTTGCCGAACTCTTTCGTGGTCTGGAAGATACGCTGCTGGATGAAGTCTGCTCCCGGCTTAAAATTGCAGACCAGCTGAATGAGGTCACGGTGCAGGATATCCGGGCGCTTCGCTCGCATGGTATCGACACGAAGGAGATTGAAAAAGCAATCCGCAAGACCTCTGGAATCAGCGAGAAGAATCTCAAGGGGCTTTTCGACGATGTTATTGCCAGAAACCAGAAGTATTACACATCGGTTATCGACCTCGCAGGGCTGACACAGCCTGAAACGCTGGTGAGCGTAGAAGACACGTGGGCGGTTTACGAACAAACTCGGCAAACGTTGCGAAATATCACGCAGTCTATGGGCTTTCTGGTAAACAATGGGCGGACGAGGCTCCCGCCTGCGCGTGCATATCAGTGGGCGTTGGATTCAGCTGTCATGCAGATTCAAAGCGGTGCTATTAACTACAATCAAGCAATCAAGTCTGCGGTGCAGCAGCTTGCAGGTGGGTTGAAAGTCGTGAACTACGAAAGCGGACACGTTGACAACATCGACGTTGCTGTTCGGAGAGCTGTCATGACCGGCGTGAATCAGATCTGCGACCAGTACACGAACCAAAGCGCAGAGTACCTTGAGACGAGATACTTTGAAGTGTCTGCGCACTCTGGGGCGCGTGACAAGCCGGGTGCTTCGCCGTGGTCAAGCCACAAAGACTGGCAAGGGAAAGTCTATTACCAGAGTGAAGGCGGCGAACCTGACCCGCTGGGGCTTTACGATGACCTTGTGGAAACGACCGGTTACGGATATGTTGACGGTCTGACAGGCGCAAACTGTAGGCATCACAAATACCCGTTTGTTCCGGGAGTTTCGGAGCGAACTTACACAGACGAACAGCTTGAGCATATCGACGATGGTCTTGGCTGCACGTTTGACGGAAAGACTTACACAGCCTATGAAGCGACGCAGATGCAACGCCGAATAGAACGGCAAATCCGCGCGCAGAAGAAGCTTAGAAACGCATACAAAGAAGCTGGGCTTTCCGAAGACGCGACCGCCGCAAACATAAAGATTCGGCGGCTGAGCGCAGAATACAGCAGGTTCAGCAAGGCGGCGGGATTGCCGGAGCAACCAGAAAGAACAAAAGTTTTCTACAAATAATTTACAGGTAAAACCCGCGAAGTACTGCGGTTTTTATACAATCTATCGCCGCGATGAACTGCGGACAAAGGAAAGGAAGATAGAAATGGCATTGACCAGAAAATTACTGAAAGGAATGGGGCTCACCGATGAACAGGTGGACACCATCATTGAAGCACATACCGATACCGTAGACGGCTTGAAGGCTGATGTCAGCAAGTACAAGTCTGATGCGGAGAAACTGCCCGACGTTCAAAAACAGTTGGACGACCTCAAGGCGGCGGGCGATGGCGGATATAAGGAGAAGTACGAAAAGGAACACTCGGACTTCGAGGCTTATAAATCCGGAATCACAGCAAAGGAAAGCAAGGCGGCAAAGGAAAAGGCTGTTCGGGCTTACTTTGAAAGCAAAAATATCACAGGCGCAAATCTCGATCTTGCCATGCGCGGCTGCGGCGAGGAAATGACCGCCTTGGAGATGGACGGTGAGAAAATCAAGGACACAAAGAGCCTTGATGAACTTATCGAAGGAACTTACAAGGGGCTTGTCTCCAAACCTTCTGTCCGTGTGGACATGGGCGCACGTCTCAACGACGGCAGCAAGGCGATGACGAAAGACGAGATCATGCAAATCACTGACAGAGCGGAGCGGCGCGCCGCAATCGCCGCAAATATGGATTTGTTTAGAAAGGAAGAATAAAAATGGCTGTTGATCCTAAGCTGATTAAAAAAGCTGATCTTGCGCGAGTTCGCGAGATCGAATTTACCGAAATGTTCGGCTATTCCATCAAGAAGCTGATGGAGGCTCTTGGCGTTACCCGCAAAATCGCAAAGCAGGCTGGCACCGTGCTCAAGAGCTACAAGGCGACCGGCACGCTGGAAGATGGTGCCGTGGCGGAAGGTGAAACAATTCCCCTGAGCAAGTACAAAACGGAGCCCGTGAACTATCAGGAGATCACGCTCAAGAAGTGGAGAAAGGCAACGTCTGCGGAGGCTATCACTGACCGTGGCTACGATCAGGCGGTGGAAATGACCACAGACGAAATGCTAAAGGACGTGCAGAAGGGCATCCGGAAGGACTTTTTTACGTTCCTCGCCACCGGCACAGGAACGGCAACGGGCGCGACCTTCCAGGCTACCCTTGCGCAGGCGTGGGGGCAGTTGCAGGTTCTGTTCGAGGACGACGAGATCGGTGCGGTTTATTTCCTGAACCCTCTGGATGTGGCAGACTACCTCGCAACGGCGAACATTACCTTACAGACCGCTTTCGGAATGACCTACGTGGAGAACTTCCTCGGTATTGGCACTGTAATCTTCAATTCCAGTGTTCCGAAGGGTAAGATCTATGCTACGGCGAAGGACAACATTGTTCTGTATTACATCCCCGTGAACGGCGCAGATCTTGGCGAAGTGTTTGACTTCACCACCGACGCAACCGGCTATATCGGCATCCATGAGGAGCCGGACTACACCAACATGACCGCCTCCGATACCGTTATCAACGGCATGGTGCTGTTTGCAGAGCGCATGGACGGCATCATAGTCGGCACGATCTCGGCGGGGGGTTAAATGAACTGTTGAGAGCGCCTGCCTCTGAACCGCCCACGTTTTCCGGCATGACGAAAGCGCAGCTTCTCGATTATGCTGAGGGAAACGGGGTGGAAGGGGTCAACAGTTCCATGAAAAAGGCTGAAATTTTGGCTATTCTGGAAGGGGTGGAGTGATGATCTACGCTGATTTTGAATACTACTGCGGCACTTACATGGGAACTGTAGACGCGGATAGTTTTTGCAGATTGGCGACACGCGCCAGTTCCTTCCTCGACTACTACACGCAAAACCGAGTAAAGGATTTTGCGGAGCTGGATGCTGTAAAAATGTGCTGCTGTGCCTTAGTCGACCAGTATATGCTGATCGACACGGCACAGGAGCTTGCCAGAAAGAATGTGTCCGCCGGGCTTGCATCTGACGAAGGAGAATTGCAGAGCGAGACTGTAGGCGGCTATTCCAGGACGCTTCGCAGCGGCGGTGATTCTTCCGTAGCTGCATTGAAAGCGGCTTCCGAGGCGAAGAACGCCCTTGCAAGCGTAGCACGTGAATATCTGGCCCATACCGGGCTTCTCTACAGAGGCAGGTGTTTTTCATGTACGCCCCACACACTGTAACCATCTACAACGTCACGCAGGAGCAGGATCCGGAAACGTTCAAAGATACGCAAAAAATTCATATCACTGTAATTCGCGGGGTAATGCTCCAAGCGTCGAAAGCTGCCAATGTCCGCGCGAGCGGGCTTGAAGGAGCAGATGCGGTGAATCTGTACATTCCGTTCTCTGCGGCTGCTGTAGACGGCGTGACGGGCGCAGAAAAGCGCTACGTCGGCCCGCAGGAGTTCTGGCGTGCAACTGATAAAAGCAAAATCTGGACGCTATCTACGGACGGTAACGGCGGCACAACATTCTTTGTGAAGGGCGAAGTAGTCGAGCCGGACAAGACGGAAGAACAGATCGAGATGCTGTACGATGATGTGTACAAAGTGACAAAGGTGGACATGAAGGACTTCGGCAGTCCTTCTATGCAGCACTGGCAGGTCGGAGGCTCGTAATGCTGAAATTCAGCGTAAAGGCAGACGGTTTTGACGCGCTGCAGGAAAATCTCGCGCAGGCCTGCACCAAAGCGGAGCATATTGTTGCAACGCAGGTGCGGAAGGACACAAGCCCATATGTGCCGTTCCTGACGGGCTCTCTCGACCAGAGAACAATGGTGGACGGTAATGCGATCATCTATCCGGGACCGTATGCACGGTTTCTGTATTACGGGAAAGTTATGGTTGACCCGGAGACGGGCAGCACATACGCACCGAAGGGTGGGACGAAGGTTCTGACAGACAAAAACCTTGTGTTCACGACATCCGGACACGCGCAGGCACAATCGCACTGGTTCGAGGCTTCAAAGGCTGAGAACCTTGATAAATGGATCCGCGTTGCGGACAAGGCGGTGAAACATGGACTCTGAAAAACAGAAAAAGTTGGTGTCAGCGGAAGAAGAACAGGATATCGCCCGAAAGATGATGGTCTGGGCGAACTCCTTTTCTGACGACGATATGCCAGCCGCGACGATCAACTATGAATTTCTCGCCGCAAATTCCGCGAGCATGGCGCTTTCTGCTATTCAGGGCGCGTACATCACACGGAAATACCTGCTTGGCGGGCATGAAGCAGAATACCAATTTAAGATCATCGCCCGTATCATCCCCGGCAGCAGCAACGATAAGCGCCTAAAATGCGACGCCATGCTGAACCGCTTCGGAGACTGGGCTATGCAAAATTATCCGTCTTTGGGCGATGGCATGCGCGTCCGGAGCGTGGAAGCGTCCAGCCGTGCGGCTCTGTTCGCCCGGTACGATGACGGAACAGAAGACCATCAGATACTTATGAAACTGACATATGAGGTGATTTAATTATGGCAGACATGACCTTTAATACCACTGCTGGCCAGACCATTGACCGCGAATTGCTGATCGCATACCTGAATACCGGCGAGTCGTCTACGCCTGTCTGGTCTCCGTTCGGCAAGCGCGTCACGGATTCCAGCATGGAGTACGATTGGCAGGAGGATTCCAGTAAGGATATCCTCGGCACTACAAGAACCACCATGAAGAAGCCCATCATCACGCAGAGCTTTGACCCGTGCGAGCTGGACGCAGGCGACGCGGCGCTTGTCAAGCTGTGGAACCTGGCTATCAAAGACCAGGACGCAGCAGCACTGGCGAATCAGGACGTTCTTATCGTTCATTTTTACGCAGGCACGGCCAAGACAGCAGTCTTTGCGGAGCGTTACGACGGAACAATGGTCAAGCCCGCGAGCCTCGGCGGTGAGGGTGGTGGCTTTGTCGGCATGCCGTTCGATGTGACGCTGGGCGGTACGCGCACGACCGGAACGGCTGCGGTCGGCAGCAACGGTGCAGTTACATTCACGGCGGATTCTGCGGCGTAAGGAGGGGCTATAAATGGCAGATATCAGATTTGATACTGGCGTACAGTCCTTCCAAATTAACGGCGGCGTGAGTGTAGAGTTCAACCCGACGGACAGCGAATTTGCGAAAAAGCTGTTTTCGCTGTTCGAAGAGTTGGAATCCAGACAGCATGAATACGCAAAACGCGCCGAAAACGAGACGGACCCGAAAAAAATTCTCGATTTGGCAGATCAGTTCGACACGGAGATTCGCGAAAAAATCGACGGAATTTTTGGAAAGCCGATTTGCACTGAAGTGTTCAGGACAAACGTAATGGCGCTTGCAAATGGTCTGCCGGTATGGGCGAATCTTATGCTTGCTGTCATCGACGAGATGGACGCTGGTTTCGATCTCGAAAAAACCAGACTGAGCCCAAGAGTAAAACAGTACACGGACAGATGGGCGAAAAGAAAGCGCTGATCTACGCGCTCCCGACGTCAGCCGAGGTAAACGGCAAAACATATCAGATCGAATCAGATTATAGAGCGGTGCTGGATATCCTCGCCGCTCTTTCTGATAAAGATTTGACGGAAGAGGAGCGCGCCATTGCCGCCCTTGAGATATTCTACCCTGACTTTGACGATATTCCGTTTTCAGATTATGAGGAAGCACTGCGGAAATGTTTCAGGTTTATTGACCACGAGCAAGACCAAAAGGAGCAAAAAAAGCAGCCGACGTTGATGTCGTGGGAGCAGGACTTTGAGATGATTGTCGCGCCCATCAACAGAATTGCAGGCTGCGAAATCCGTGCATTGGAATATCTGCACTGGTATACGTTTTTATCCTATTATCAGGAAATTGGAGACTGCCTGTTTGCCCATGTGGTAAGTATCCGGGACAAGAAATCTCGCGGGAAGCCTCTTGACAAGCAGGAACGAGAGTTTTACAGGCGAAACCGTGAAATTATTGATTTGAAAACGAATTACACAGACGCAGAAAAGGATATTCTGGCAGCGTGGGGTGTCTCAAAATAAGGTGGTGAGAAAATGGCAGATGGGAAAATCGTTGTGCAGGCGGAAGTTGATGCGAAAAAAGCACAGCGGGAGCTTGATAAACTTACAGCGAGAATTGACAAGCTGGAAACTGACCTGAAAAAGAGCAGCGGCGAGCAAAGCGGGATCAAGGCACAGCTTGACGCGGCAAAGGAATCCGCAAAACAGGCAGAAACTGCGTTGAAATCGTTGCGTGCAGAATCTGAGCGGCTGCGGCAGGTCACATCCGGCGAGGTGTCTGCATCGCCTGATGCGTATATTTCTGCATACAGTCGGCAATCCGAAGTTGCTGCACAGATTAAGGAACAGGAAGCGCGTCTGAAAGAGCAAGACAAGATCGTTGAGAGCTTGGACGGCAAGTACGCAAAAATTACGGACAAGGTAATGGAGCAGACCTCCGCGCTGGACGCGGCGAAGACACGCGCAGGAGAGCTTACGCGAGAGATTACAAACGCAAGCGGCGCGTCCGAACGGATGGAGTTTGCCGCAAAAAATGTTTCCGACAGCATGAACACGTTCAGCAAGCGTGTTTCCGGGCTTTTTAAGCGTGTCCTGGTGTTCTCTCTGATTACTAGAGCGCTGCAAAGCCTGCGGACATGGCTCGGGAAAACAATCATGCAGAACGAGGAGGCGCGTGCAGCGGTTGCGCGGCTTAAGGCGGCGTTTTTGACGCTGGCTCAGCCGATTCTTCAAGTCGTGATTCCTGTTTTTGTGAAGCTTGTGAACATTCTGACACAGGTTGTTACAGCTATCGCGAAGTTCTTCGGTATGCTGTCCGGGAAAAGCTGGTCTTCGCAGAAATCAGCCGCACAAGGATTGAATGAAGAACAGAAAGCGTTGGAAGGCGTCGGCTCTGCAGCGGAGGACGCAAGCAAGAGCATGGCAAGCTTTGACGAGATCAACCAGCTAACCGATAATTCCGCTTCTGCGGCAGGTGGTGGTGCTGGAGGCGCGGCATCAACGGAGATCGCGCCGGACTTTTCGAATCTCGACATGGCAGAGGACAAGCTCCACGACATTCTCGGTTTGGTAGGCGCTATTGCAGCAGGGCTTCTTGCGTGGAAAATCGCGAGCTTGTTCACGAACGACCTGAGCAAGATTTGGGGTATCGCCCTTGCTGTTGCCGGTGCGTTTGCGCTTGTGTACTTCTGGCTGGATGCTTGGAATAACGGAATTGATTTGCAAAATTTCCTCGGATTGCTTGCGGGGCTTGCCGCGCTGGCCGCCGGACTTGCAATCGCATTTGGCCCGATAGCAGCAGGAATTGCGCTTGTTGTGGGCGGTCTTGCTATGCTGGTTGTCGGAATCAAGGATGTCATTGAAAATGGCTTCAATTTAGTAAATACGCTTACGATCATCGCGGGGCTACTTGCCGCCGGTATCGGCATTTCGCTTCTGACGGGTAGCTGGATTCCACTCCTGATTGCGGGATTTGCTGCCGCTCTGGTTGCACTTGTTTCCTTTACCGGACATGGCGAAGAACTAATCGAAGGCCTGAAAAATATCATAGACGGATTCGGGAAGTTCTTCAAGGGCGTGTTTACGGGAGACTTAAAGCTTGCCGCAGAAGGCGCGAAACAAATTTGGGAAGGGCTCAAGCAGACGTGGAACGCGATTGTAAACTCCATCAAAGACGCTTGGAGCGCATTTATTACATGGCTGCAGGGCAAGAACCCGGCACTTGCTGCGATTTTTGAAACAATCGGAAAGCTGTTCTCCGACCAGTACAACGCATGGAAAAAGATCCTCAGTGGCCTTATTACTTTCCTGACCGGCGTATTCACCGGAGACTGGAAGAAAGCATGGAACGGCGTCCTAGATATTCTGAAAGGCGTTTGGAATCTCATTGTCGGTACGGTCGAAGGCGCGATTAACTTCATCATTGACGGAATTAACCTTTTGATTTCCGCTTTGAACAAAATCCACTTTGAAGTTCCAGATTGGGTTCCGCTTGTTGGCGGAAAATCATTTGGCATCAATATCACGCCTGTTTCCCGTGTATCGCTGCCCCGCCTAGCCTCTGGCGCGGTCATCCCGCCGAACCGGGAGTTTATGGCTGTGCTGGGAGACCAGAAAAGCGGAACGAATATCGAAACGCCGCTTGCCACAATGGTGCAGGCTTTCAAGCAGGCCATGAACGAGACGGGCGGCATGGGAGGCCGGAGCATTACAGTCGTGATGCAGGTCGATAAGCGCGAGTTTGCCCGCGCGGTATATCAGGCGAACAACGACGAGACGCAGCGCGTTGGCGTTCGTCTGGCGGGGGTGAGAACATGACAAGCGTATTGAGCCTTGATGGGAAAGCGTATCCAAATCTGCACGTCGTGAGTCTGAAACGTTCGTTTTCCGTGCTCGACGGCGACAATGCCGGGCGCGTGATGACTGGCGCAATGACGCGCGACATCATCGGCACCTATTACAATTACAGCCTGGAAATTGATTCAGTGACATCGAACCCCGAGGAATACGACGAGTTTTATGAAACGATCTCCGCACCGGCAGACAGCCACGTACTGACAGTCCCCTATGCGCAGACGACCATGACGTTCGACGCGTATGTTGCAAATGGCGACGACGAGCTGGCGTCCAGCTATGCCGGGAAAAACAGCTGGCAGAACCTGACCGTCAATTTCGTTGCCATGAAACCGAAGAGGACCCCGGCATGAGCGTAAGAGTGGTATATGAAGACGTCGCGGTCGGCGCAGCAGATGCGTCGACGGTAACGACGACGGCGAAGAAAGACTTTGCGAACCCTGCCCTGCTCCCCTACGGCACGGACGCCGGGCTGCTGGCGTCCTGCGAGCAGAACCAGTGGGTCCTAGACGGGACGCGCGTCTTGCTCGGGAACCAGCGGGCCGCATTCTGGTCCGCGGTGCAAAGCAACGACGACTGCACGTTTGACGCAGCGCCGACGATCACGATCTCCCTGAATGGTCAGTTCTCGTCCCCGGGCATTTTCTTCTACTTCGACGGCTCGGAGGGTGACTACTGCAGCGAGATTGCCCTGATGTGGTACAACGGCGAAGAACAGCTTGCGAGCAAGACCTTCACGCCGAACTCGTACAAGTATTTCTGCGAGCAGCAGGTCGACTTATACAACAAGCTCGTCGTCCAGATCAATAAGACCCATCTGCCGAACCACTACGCGAAGATCTCGCAGATCTTCTTCGGAATCGTCCGGGAGTTCGAGCGGGGAGAGCTGCGCTCCGTCCGAGTCACGGAGGGCCTGAACATCATTTCAGACGATCTGGAGATCAACACGCTCGACTTCTCGCTGGACAGCGCGGACGATATCGACTACGTCTTCCAGCAGAAGCAGCCCGTCAGCGCGTATGACTCAGACCACCTGATCGGCGTGTTTTATATCGAATCGTCCTCCCGGAAAAGCGTGAGCGTCTATGATATTTCCTGCATCGACGCCCTCGGCGTCATGGACAGCGAGCCGTTCGCGGCTGCGATCTATTCCGGCGCGTCTGCGAAGACGCTGATCCAGACGATCCTCGCCGGGCACTTTACGCTGGAATACGACTATTCGCTGGACGACGCAAAGGTCACGGGCTACATCCCGGACTGCACGAAGCGCGAGGCGCTGCAGCAGATCGCATTTGCCATCTGCGCCACCATCGACACCAGCGGCACGCGCGGGATCAAGGTGCGCAAGCTCGCGTCGGACGAGGCGGCGGAGATCCCGCTTGACCGGCTCTATACCGGCGGCAGCGTGGAAACATCTTCCCCGGTGACGGAGGTGCGCGTGACGGCGCATGCGTACAAAACGACCGGCAGCGGCGACAGCGTGGAGGTCGACGGCACGACGTATTACCACACGACCACTGTCACGACGAAGGCCAATCCGAAGGTCACGGCCACGACGAAGCCAAACGTCGTCGAGGTCAGGGACGCCACACTGGTCAGCAGCAGCAACGTCGCCGCGGTTGCCCAGCACGTCTATGACTATTACATGCGCCGTCAGACCCACAGCGTGCGGATCGTCATGGACGGCGAGACCCCCGGCGATTACGTCAAAACGACGACGCCGTGGGGCAGCACGATCACCGGCACGATCACCAGCATGGGTATCTTGCTCAGCGGGATCGCGGCTGCGGAGTGTGAAATTGTAGGATCCTGAGAAACGGAGGTGCATCCTATGGTTCAGGGTGATGCCTATAACATCGATATTTCCATCACGAACAACGGCGAAGCGCTCGATATCAACGATATCGAGACCGTCGAGGTCTCGCTTCTGTACCTGCAGAAGAAATACCCCGGCGAAGTCGAATACAAGGACGGGAAGTTCCGCTTCCCGCTGACGCAGCAGGAGACATTCAAGCTCCCGAAGACCTGCCAGATGCAGGTGCGTGTGAAATTTACATCGGGGGACGTCATCGGCTCCCCGATCCAGCAGATCGACGTTCTGCACGCGCTGTCAAAGGTGGTGCTGTAATGGTTCCAGTGACGCCGGTCACGTTTGAGCTGGCCGGAAATCGCGCGCTGCGCTTTGACACCGGCGGAGGCAGCGACGTCTCCTTCGGCTTCTCGGCCTCCATATCCGCCGGGGGAGCCAAACCTTACACCGGGGCATACGAGGTCACGCCCAAGATCTATGAGGCGGTCTCGCTAGAAACGAAGGACCGCTTCCTGAAAGACAATGTAACCGTCAAGAAGATCCCCCAGTATATCGTCTCGAACGATGCGGGGGGTGCAACACTCATTATGGGAGATGAATATTATGGCTAATCAATATGTAAACAAGGTTATCGTTGGTACTGAAGTTAAGCTTGATCTTACTCAGGACGATATCACTCCTGATAAGCTGGCTGAGGGCATTAAAGCCCATGACAAATCTGGCGCACCTATCGTTGGTACCAGTACAAAGGATGCTGACACCAGCGATGCAACTGCCGTTGCTGCAGAAATTCTGAAGGATAAGACAGCATATGTGGCAGGCTCCAAGCTGACTGGTACAATGCCCAACAATGGTGCAAAGCACTTGAAAATTACCAATAAAGACACTCCTGTGCCTATTCCGATGGGCTTCCATGACGGTTCTGGTGATGCTGCTATCGACGCTGATGAGGCTGCAAAGCTGATTCCGGCCAACATTCGTGAGGGTATCACGGTGCTTGGTGTTGAAGGTACTATGTCTGGTTCTGAAGGTGTAAAGCCTCAGGCGAAGACAGTTACTCCGACATTTGTACAGCAGGAAGTTACACCTGACAGTCCTGATTACAATTATCTGTCTTCGGTTACTGTTGCTGCAATTCCTGTCACCTATACGGATAACGCTCAGGGAGGCCAGACACTGAAAGTAGGTGCTTAATTGTGGCAGTCAACAAGGTTGAGATCAACGGTGTGGTCAAGCTCGATCTGACAGCGGATACCGTTACGGCAGCGAAGCTTGCACAAGGCGAGACTGCGCACGACGCGAGTGGTGAGCTTATCATCGGTACCATGACCGCCCCGCAGCTGCATATTGTCGTTACGACTAGCGCGGGTGCAACAGTTACAGCTACAAAGGGAAGCAAAAAGGTTTCCGGGACGGCAGATGCGAGCGGGAATTGCACACTGACGGTCGACGAAGCTGGTACGTGGTCGGTCGTAGCTACTTTGGGTGCAACGACAAAGCAGCAAGATGTAGTAGTTGGAACTTCGTCCGTGGTGATTGAATTTGTATCGGCTGTGCTTAACGACAATGCCTGGGAGACTATCAGATCGGTGTCCGACCGAGGCGAAGGTGCGAACTATTGGAGCATCGGTGACAGAAAGGCGGTCACGCTGAACGGAACAGTGGGCCATCTCTCATTATCGAATTACACAACCTACGCTTTCATTATCGGCTTTAACCATAACGCAAGTGTCGAGGGATCTAACCGTATCCATTTCCAGCTTGCAAAGACCGCGCTCTCCGGCGGTAAGGACGTGTCTTTCTGCGACAGCAAATATAACGCGAACGTTTCGGCAACCGGCTATTTCTCCATGAACAGCAGTAAAACGAACTCCGGCGGGTGGAAAAGCTCGCAAATGCGTACAAAAATTTGCGGGACGAGCCTCTCGAGCTATTCCGGGACGATTATTGCGGTCATCCCGGCAGCACTCCGTTCCGTCCTCAAGTCCGTTACCAAGTACACGGACAACACCGGCGGCGGAAGTACGGCGGCGAGCGCAGTCACGGCGACAACGGATTACTTTTTCCTCCTCTCGGAGTACGAGGTTTTCAGAAGCATTTCCGACGCAAATAGCAACGAGAAGAGCAAGCAAGCACAGTACGCCTATTATTCCGCAGGGAATAGCAAAAAAAAGTACAAGCACGACGGCACGAGTACCGCCGCTTATTGGTGGCTCCGTTCCCCGCTTGCGGGCTACTCCACCAGCTTCGTGTTTGTAGACGACGGCGGCACAGTCTACGACAGCTACGCGTACTTTTCCCTCGGCTTCGCGCCCGGCTTTTGCGTATAATTCAGAAATCGAGACTTGCACCCTCAATGGGCGCGTAGTCGGCGAGGAGAAGAAATGGAGTATATCACTTATAAGCGGTTCAAGACTAGAGCGATCTGCGGAGATGTTAATATACCATTCGGCACGATCCTGCACGAGCAAGACGGTATGCTCTACTGGAATGGAAATCCAGTATGCAGCGCTACGAGCGAGAATGGCTGGAATTATTTTAGGCCAAACACGCTTGAGGGTATGCATCGATGGGAGCTGCTCGAGAAGCTATACAAATGGTATGAGAAAAACGGCTGCGCAGACGATTTTGCAGATGAGAGGTGGCCAAATCAGGAGAATGGCTACTGGAAGAATCGCTTGAGAACAGCAAGTACTGAGAGACTTGAGCAAATCTATGCTGAGAAGTTTGCAGTTGTTGTATGCTAGCACTAAGTGCTTGCCATAGATAAAGCCGACGGGCGTTAAGGAGCTTCTATGAGTACGATTATTGACACCCTAATCACCGACCGAACGGCAGCGGACGTCGCAAGCGTGCACGAGTTGGCTGTGAAGGGCTACGCGGGCATGACGGCGGCGGAGCTGGCGGAGTGGCTGGCGGGGATGAAGGGCGCATACAACGCCGTTGACCTCAACCGCGTCGGGACTGCGCTGAACTACCTCCGCGACCGCCTGACCGGCGTCTGCGGCAGGGGTATCACGTGGCAGGCGAAGACAGATTGGGCTATGACGGACGTTATAACAGCCGCACAGGGCAGCGCATACCACGACCAGATCGGCGACGTCCGCGCCGCGCTCACCTACCCCGCAAATGCCCCGGATGTGCCGGAGATCGCGTTGCTGACGTATGCGGGCGCAAACGATATCGAACGCATCCTGACCATCTGCGAGACGCTGGTCGACAATGTGATAAATGCGTTTCGCTACACCGGCGCGGCGGAGTGCGCCGCGGGAGGATTACTATGACAGACAGACAACCGACACAGGTACTGGCGAACGGGGCCATCCGCTATGGCATCTACCGCGCGGATGGCACGCTCGACCACTATGAATATCTCCGGCGTGAGGACGCGCCGACCGTCGAGGGAACGCCTCTCAGCAAGGCAAATCTTCTCTCGGACGCCACAGCTTCGAAGCTCTGGCCCGGCAGCAACAAACCGGAGGACCCAACTGTCAACCAGGCATTTGAAAAGCTATCGAAGGGTATGCACCTCATCGGCGATATCGAGCTGACGTCCCGTGAAGCACCGTCTTCCGCGTGGTTGCCCTGTGATGGACGCTACATTTCGCAAGCTGATTACCCTGAGCTGTTCAGCATTTTGCGTGTGACTGCAAGTCAAGGCAACTGGGACACACAGGTTATGGACACTAATAGCAAGCCTGACGCTGCGGGAGATATTATTTCGTACGCAAATAGTACTTGGTTTCGAACAAGAGTGCAGTACGTAAGTCAGAAGGAGTTCTATACTGCTAAAATGTGGTACTCAAGTGATGGCATGAATTCGTGGCATGCGATATCTGTTGCGAATAATGTACATCAACTTACGCCTGTACACTACTACGAGAATAAATATGTATGCATCGCTATTAAGTATATTCCATACAGTGGTGGTATTAGGGCACACTACACAGGCTATATCTATTATGCAAGCCAGCCTGCTGGACCATGGACTATCGGAGGTGAGGTACAGCAGGAGATAGACTCCTTTGTACCTGGTGATAGTGCTGAGGATATTATTACAGATGGCACGAGATACTATCTGGTAGAGAAAGAGCAGTATGGTATGACCTCGTCTTTAAGCTTATTTCCTCCAGCATGGCAGACAAGCGATTTCGGAGGTGGAACATCTTCGGGCTCTGATTCAAACACTGTAGAAAATATTGCATATAACGAGGCCGACGGTTACTTCTACGGCGCAAAGGGCACACACAAATATTCGAGTGCCAATCAGTTAGCTCGAACACGTACTCCAGACGACTATGACTCCTGGCAGGTGATATATTCAAATCAAGGAGACTATAGCGGTATTGTAGTCGAAGGTGACCTAATCGTAGCTCTCGGCAGAGGTACAGACTCACGAAACTACGCATACTCAATCGATGGAGGTCAAACCTTCGTTGCTGCAACTCTTCCGACCTATCCTGTAATAGGCTCGCAGCGCGACTGGGTAAAACTGATTGGTGGAATTATTGTAGTAGCTGCACGCACTGCTGCGACCGAAGCTAGCAGTGGTACTCCTAAATTACTGTACACCGATGACGTAGCTCAGGGCTTCCTGACCAGTGATGTACCAGCAACTGTCAATACTTTTGCAGGTAACGGTTCTGGCTTAATCGTTGGTGCATTAAAATCGCAAGGAGCCTCTAGCGTCAACATCTATAGAGATTTTACTTATGATGCTAAGAAAATCCCAACGATCACCCCGGATAGCCGCAGTCATGCCTACATCAAGGCCGTGGAGGAATGAGCCATGCGGGACAGAAAAGGGACGAACGATCTGGCGAACGGCGCGGTCTGCTACGGGGCCTATGACGCGGCGGGGAATCCGCTGCGTCAGGTCTGGCTCCGGCTGGAAGACGAACCGCTGGCCGAGGAAACGCCGCTCGTCAAGGCGAATCTGCTGACCGACGAAACTGCCGCCCTCCTCTGGACGGCGGACGACGCTCCGGCCGACCCGACCATCAACGACGCGCTGGACAATCTCTCCACGCCGCAATACAAGATCGGCGATCTACTCGTCACCGTGCGGGAGCTGGCCGCCCCGTGGCACGCCTGCGACGGCTCGGCCTTCTCGCAGACGGAATACCCGGAGCTTTATAACCAGCTCGGCGGCGATACGCTGCCGAACGTCAGCTATTCCGACGACACAGTTACCTACATCAAAATGGCCAACGACTGACCGCCGGGAAATACATAAAAGAGGTAAAAACATGGATGCTGGAACCATCACGATCATCTGCGCCGTCCTCGGCTCGTCCGCGCTGACGACGGTCATTCAGGCCATCGTCGGCGCAGCGCAGAAGAAGAAAACACAGGCAGACTCCCAGGGCGACCATCTGGCCGAGATCGACAAAAAGCTCGACAAGATGCAGAAGCACCAGGATGAGCAATACTTGTCTATCCTGCGCCTGACGATCATGTCAGAGGAAATGCCGATGTCGGAGCGATTGATCGCGGGCAAAAAATACGTAGATCTGGGAGGAAACGGGGACGTCAAGCAATTCCTGCATCAGCTGGAAGTGCAGTGTGAAAGGAAGTGACGATGTGAGATTCAAACTCCGCTGGACAAAAGGCGAAATGTCCAAGACCATCGTGTTCTACTGCATCCGCGTGCTGACCCTCACGCTCGTGTGGGCGGTGCTGCTCGAGACAATCGCGGTCCTGTTTCAACTGGATATCGATCTTTCCGCCGTGCTGACGTTCACCGCCGCGGCGTTCGGCGGTGAGCTGCTTCTGCTCGCGTTCAAGCGGGTCTTCGCAAAAAAGGACAAAGACGAATAACCGGAACCACGAAAGGGGTACATATGGAAAACATCATCAAGCGGCTCGGGAATCTCCTGAGCGTCAAATCCATCGTTACACTTGGCCTGACCATCATCTTCGCCGTCCTCGCCCTGCGGGGCGATATCTCCGGCAAGGACTTCCTGACCATCTTCCTGACGGTCATCACCTTCTACTTCGGCACGCAGAGCCAGAAGGTGCAGGACGCTATCGAGGGCGGCAGCACGAAGGAGGATGCGCAGAAATGAGTGTCATGAAAGCGTCTGAACTCGTCAAGAAGCATATCGACGTCGCGAAAAACTACAAGACCGTCTACATGTGGGGCTGCTTCGGCTCGCCGGTGTCTGAGGGGATCATTTCCGAGAAGGCGAAGCAGTATCCGGACTGGTACACTGCGGCGAAGCAGGCCAGATATCGCGGCCTCATCGGCAAAGGCTACTTCGGTTTCGACTGCGTGAACCTGACGAAGGGCATTCTCTGGGGCTGGAACGGCAATAAGAACGCCTACCACGGCGGCGCGCGCTATGCTGGCAACGCCGTCCCGGACGTCTCCGCCGACGGCATGATCGCCAAGTGCAAGGACGTATCGTCGACCGGCTGGGACAAGCTCGTTCCCGGCGAAGGACTCTGGATGCCTGGGCACTGGGGCCTGTACATCGGCGACGGTCTAGCCGTCGAGTGTACGCCCATCTGGGAGGACGGCGTGCAGATCACGTGTGTTGGCAACATCGGCCTAAAGGGCGGCTACAACAGCCGCAAGTGGCAGAAACACGGGAAACTCCCGTGGGTCGACTACGACACCGAGACGGTCGACAAGACCGTCGAGGATGCCAAGAAGACCATCAAGGCAAAGGCCGGTCTCGCGGACAACACCATCAAGTATCTCGCCGATTATAAGTACGGCGACGATCTGCTGAAAAAACTGGCTGCAGCCATGAAGTAAGGGGGGCGGGTCTATGTCACCGCAGGCGCGCGCCAAGCTGCCGCCGGAGCTGGGCGGCCTGACGCGGAAGGACATGGAAGCCGTGATCTATCAGGCCAATCTCGGCCGCGAGAACGCGCAGATCGCGCAGCTCTATTTCGTGGACAAGCTTCCGCAGGTCGATGTTGCGACAGAACTGTATCTCGGCAGGGCCACCGTGCAGCGGCGATTGCCGGAGATCATGGAGAGGATGAAAGCCGCGTCCGGCAATCTCCCGAGCTGAACAAAAGTGATGCCGGTCTGATGCACAACTGAGGCACAAGGAACCGAAAAAAAGCCCATACTGAACACATCAAAGGAGTGTTCGGTATGGGCTTTTCTTATTTTAATCCGAACCCGGCCGGGCGTCAGGTCGGAGACTGCACGGTCCGGGCGATCTCCAAAGCGACAGGGCAGAGCTGGGATGAGACGTACATGGGCCTGTGCCTGCAGGGGCTTATCATGGGCGATATGCCGTCCGCAAACAGCGTATGGGGCGCATACCTCCGGCAGCATGGCTTTGCCCGGAACGTGATCCCGAACACATGCCCGGACTGCTATACGGTCGCGGAGTTCGCGGCAGACCATCCGCGCGGCGTGTATGTGCTGGCCTTATCCAGCCACGTCGTGTGCGTGGAGGACGGAAGCTATTTTGACACGTGGGACAGCGGCAGTGAGATCCCGCTGTTCTATTGGGCAAAGGAGGAAACCTGATGTTTGGACAACAGCCGTACAACGTATATCAGCAGCCGATCTACAATCAGCCGCCCATGCCGCCGATGCAGGAACCGCAGATGCAAATGCGCCCACAATATCAGCCCGCACCGCAGATGCAGTATCCGCAGCAGCCGCAGCAGAACCAAGCGATCATCTGGGTCCCGAACGAGAAGTCGGCGAATGATTTTATTGTCGCACCCAACAATGCGGTTACCCTCTGGGATATGAACGCGCCGGTTGTGTACGTCAAAAAGGCCGATGCAAGCGGCAAACCTACTATGACAACGTACGATCTTGTAGAGCGCACACAGGCTGTTATAACGCCCACGGCGCCGCGAAAAGACCAGAGCGAGGAATACGTGACCCGCAGAGAGTTTGACGAGCTGGTGGCCAAGCTGACGGCTCCCAGCGTCAGGCCGACAAGAAAGGTAAAGGAGGCAGAACCCAATGGCGAATCCGCTGTTTAATGCCCTCGGCGGCGCGCAAATGCCCGGTACGGTCGGGCAGTTCCAAAACATGGTGCAGCAGTTCCGACAGTTTCAGCAGACATTTCAGGGCGACCCGAAAGCCGAGGTTGAAAAACTGGTGCAGTCCGGGAAGATCTCGCAGCAGCAGCTGAATCAAATGCAGCATATGGCTGTGCAGTTCCGGCAACTGCTCGGATAACTTAATTTCAATTCGTGGCCACGATTGAGATAAATCAAAAATCTACGAAAGGAGAATTTGTATGAGTCTTACTGATGGAGGCATCCAGACGACTATGCCTGTTCAGCCCGCGAACAACTACGGCGGCGGCATGGGAATGTGGGGCGACAACTGGATCTGGATCATTGTGCTCTTCCTCTTCGGCTGGGGCCGAAACGGTTGGGGTGGCAATGGTAACGGTAACGGCGGCGTGATGGATGGCTATGTGCTTACGTCCGATTTCGCGAACCTCGAACGCAAGCTGGACAGCGTGAACTCCGGGCTGTGCGACGGCTTCTACGCCATGAACACCGGCATGCTCAATGGCTTTGCTGGCGTAACGCAGGCTGTGACAAACGGCTTCTCGCAGGCCGAGGTCGCACGCTGCAACGCGCAGATGGCGTTCATGCAGCAGCTCAATGCACTGCAGGCGCAGATCGCAAGCTGCTGCTGCGAAACCAGAGAGGCGATTCAGGGCGTGAACTACAACCTCGCCACGCAGGCTTGCGATACGCGGAACCTTGTGCAGAACACCACCCGCGATATCATCGACGCTATGAACTGCGGCTTCCGCAGCATCGACCAGCGTCTGACCGCGCAGGAGCTTGCTGCGAAGGATGCGAAAATCGCTGAACAGAGTCAGCAGCTCTTCGCTGCACAGCTGGCAGCGTCTCAGGCCGCGCAGAACGATACGTTGAAATCCTACGTGAGCGGGCAGCTGGCGTATTACAACCCGCGCCCGGTCCCCTCGTTTGCGGTCCCGGCTCCGTACCAGTACGCAGGTTGCAACAGCGGCTACAACTATGGCTGCGGCGGCTGCGCTGCGTAACAACTCCATACCGTAGAGCTTTTTCGTGGCCTCACGAAAATGATCGGCCCCATTGCCGATACTCGATAGCAATGCGGCGGGG